ATCTACATCAGGAGCAAAATACATTTCTTCATTAAAATTTTCTGAGCATAAACCTGCTTGAAAATTTTCTTTTTGCTCAATAAAATTTATACCACATTTAAGCGGTTGAACAAGAATACGTATATAACCTGCGTAATCCTCAATTACAGTACTATCAGGCGGGAGTATAACCCCTCCTGCTTGTACTATGTAATTTTCCGGTTTCGGAGAAAGCGGGGTAGGTCTATAAAAAGTAAACCTTGTAGAAGATAATGATGGAGCAGGGGTGCGCCAAGTCCAGTGTTCAAACATCTTTTTCTTGGGGTCGTAGTCATCTATACTGGACAACTCAAACGTGTTTAAGAGTACACCGGTATTTGAAAAACGATATAGTCTATCAAGCTCAGCATCAGCAGCAATTAAATCATAATTTCTAGGGTCTATTGCCATGCCGTAAATGCCTGAGAATCCGGACATTTCATAATTAAAAGTATTATCTGAGGTTGAGAAGGGAACACTTACTTGCTTAATAATACCATCTGTTAGAATCCCGTTATTTTTAAAATAGTTAATTGTGTTACATGTGCCTGGGTCCGGAACAAGGGTTATTTTATTAAGGGTATTTTTTTCAGGGTTAGATATCCAAACAGATGTATTAGGTACAAAACCAAGTGGGTAAGAAAATTCATTATCAGGTTGTAACCTATCTGTAAATGCTGTCGTTTGAGCAATTATAGATGTTGCGGGTATAGATGTTAGCCCTGTAATTGTAGTAAATATGTATCCCCCGGCTCGAAAATTTTTAGCATCTGTATTTTGAAAGTAAAGAGGGGCTTCATCTATAGAGTACTGTTCAGAAAGTAGATTAGTGAGAGTTAGTGTCACCGGTGCTTGTTTACCTAGATTGTTAGAGGCTGGGTAGGAGAAAATTACCTCACTAATGCTATCAGTGCTCCCCGGTATAATTTGAGCTCTGTTGGAATGAGCGGTTATTAATATAGGGGTTTTAATATCAGTCCATTGAGTGTAATTTATATCATCAACATAATTACCGGTAACTTTTAATAAGGTGGGTGATAAATCATTTACCTGCCAAATAACTCCTGCTCTAACTGTTTGATTGTTAGAAAAAGATTCGTAAGGGTATATGTTAGAATCTAAAGGGTTACTAAAACCGGAAGTATGTAGAGTGACTGTTAGTAGTATTGGGCAATTAGTAGTTGGGTCTCCGGTACTTGACGAATCAACATAAAAAAATTCACCGGATCCAGAAACAGCAACAACAACATTATCTTTGTATATTGGTTTTGATTCTAAAACTAATTTGTCAATAGGTTTTTGATTTATATCAAGAAATTTCCACACCGGGGTTAAAAATTCCCATCTATCAGAAGTGTATTGATAGGGTATAGATTTAGAGTTAGAAGAGAAGAGATCTACAACAAGGGGTTTATCAGGATTGGAGCTTACTACTTCGAACTTAAAAGGTACATCAGTTATAGTACCTGGGTCTGGAAACTTTTCAGGTATTTGGGTAAACTTAATATAATCTCTATACTCTAACTCTGCTGTTATTTGCCTACTATAGGTACTCGTTTGCCCGTCAAAGTTTACTGCGGTTAGAGTAATAGTGTAATTACCTGGGTAGTTATAAACTTTTTTAGGGTTAACTGTACCATATATAAAATCTCCGAGCCCGAAATCCCAGATATATTTTTCAACACTACCACCTGATGTTAAATTAGTTACAGTAAATTCTGTCGCTAACACTGATCCTGCCGTTGGTGTTATGGTAAAACTTGCTTGAAACATAATTAATATTCATTAGTCTCAAAGACTGTAGAAACCGCCGTGACTAATATTTTATTAGATAATAAAGCTAGGTTGTTAAAGAAAGGATACTCAAAATACTTTAGAGGTATATTGTTAGTAGTGGCGTCTTTATCATTATCAGGGTAAATGGGGTTCCAAATAAATAAGGAGAGTCCTTCTATACGTACCGAGCTATCATCAGTTCTTGTAGTAAAGAAGGTCTCAACACCATCAACATTAAGTATTTGTTGAGTTAGAGATCTTGAATCAACTGTTTGACCAAGTCTAACATTGTCCCGATTGAAATATTCTGTAAATATATTAACAATATCATTAGTAATGGACTGATTATCTCTGCGAGATGAGGTTCTTTTAATAACCTCTAAGCGACAAATATCCTCATCTGTTGTTGGATCTACTGCTAAGGTCGAAGAGGAAATTCCAATACTAATTGCCTTATAAATAGGATCAATAAAAACTGTTTCTGTAGTAGCCATTTTGCTTGTAAGAATAGAAGAGTTAATAAGCTCTTTTTGAGCTGGCACAACATAATCAAAATTCTGAGATGCAGAACGAGGTACTACTATAAGATAAACATTATTAAAATTACAAGAGTCAGCATATTGAACTTGATTAAAAAGAGCTCTTTCAGTTTTTGAAGGCTCAGTGATTCCTATATCATAAAAATATTTTAAATACCCGGAAATATAGTCCCAATTATTAACACACTTTACATCTGCTAAAAGATTAGTAAAATTGGTTTTTGTAAAAACCTCATAGTCACTTGTGGTAACTAAACGATATTGAGATCTATAATTAGCTGGAGCTGTTTTACGTATATCTTCAGCTTCTTCAGCTAGCTTTACAGGGGTAGAACTTACTATATTTTCAAAAATTAAACCTTTTATTTCAGCAGCTGTTAAATAACGAAACTGGTCTTTAAATACATCTTCAATAATTTGATTAAAGAGTATAGTATTATAACGTATTAGACTATTAGACCTTGGTATTAAGGCATTGGGGCCAATTTCTCCTGCTTGTCCTTGAGACGTTAGATAATAGACAGCTACTTGATCTCCAGTTTGAAGTTTAGTGCCATTAATATCATTACCAAACTTTATTTCATATCTTTTATTAGGGTTAAGTCGAATTTCATATTTTTTTTCTGAACCACCCTCTAAAAACATATTTGGAGTTTTAGTATATACTTCCCATTTATTAGTGAGTTTAGGCTTAACATAAACATCGATATTGAAATGATCTACAATATCAGTTCCAGGGTTTAAGATTAATACTTCATTATCTTCTCCGGCTGCAGTATAAACCGGGTACTCTTGATAGAAGCCCTGATAAAGAAGTCTTTGTTGAGCTATTTCGTTTAAGCTCTCTGTAGTATTAGCTACAGTTTTAATAAAGGTTATATCTTCATTAAAACTAAACGGTATATTGTTTATAACAATATATGAATAACGGGGTATAGTGAATAGCCCCTGAGGGAGGTTTTCTGCAGAACAATTAAAGGATAGTGTTGAAGTTTGAAACCCGATAGGGGAATAATCTATAAGTTTTACAATTCGGTTAATATTTTCATAAAGCTGGGCCTCTGAAAACATAGACTCAGAAGAAGTTTTATTTAGATAATAAATGAGGGTATTATAGGAATAAGCTACAATATCAATAACTGAAGCTAAGTTAGAGCCTAAGAAGTTTTGATCTGTAAATACTTTTTGTTCATTTATACGGTTAACTATAAGCTGGCGTAACGACATGGCGTCAAAAGCTACATAGCTATCTTTTTGTATAGGAAATTCTTGAGTGTTGTTGGTAGCCATAAATTATACGGTTCTTGATGTTGGTAGCACTTGAAAGGTTTGCTTCTTAATATCTAAAACTGTACTAACATTTGTTGTAATATTAAGGGCGGGTATTTGTAATATAATATTTATAATGTATTGATTATTATCGGGGTCTAAGTTAACCTGTACCTTTTTAACACTAACTCTGTTTTCCCAGGTACTTATACCACCAAAGATTCTATTGCCAAGTGCATTACCATTAGCCTCTGTAATTGGTGAAAATAAAAAGGCTTTTAAGTCTAACCCGTAATCAGGAAATAAAAATCTTTGACCTGGTGTGGTACCAAAAAGGTTTTGTAGGGAGTTTGTTATTGCTGCTTGATCAAAGGACGCTTTAATATCGGCTCCAGGTACAGGTATGCTAAAGCCGGGTGCTTGTATTTTTGTTTGAGCTAAATCAAGAGATAAATCTTTGTAGATGAATCGCTGTTCAGTATAAGTATTTGCAATCTTTTCTAAACTTTTAATTTTGATAGCCATTTATACTATTATTTAGTACAAGAGTTGCATAAATAATATCAGAATAACTATGGAAACAAAATTTGATGTATTATACGAAAATGTCTTAGAGCGGTATCAACAGGGCGGGTTTCTTATTGGAGACCGAGTTTGCTTTAAAAAGAACGTTCTTTCTATGGAGTTCTTTAAGGGCAAAGGTCAGAACTTCATCGATATTGTTAAAGCTTGTATGGATCCAAGTTTTGACCTTAACTTAAGAGTTTCTGCTCTTAAGTCCGTTTATCCAACAACCTCTCAGAACTATCGCGGGGGAACAGAGTCTCCTGATGCTA